TCCAGATTTAGATCCATTGACTGGACAAAAGAAAGTTACACCAGAACAAGAAACAGGAAATAAAGAAGAGCCTCCTCCTCCACCTGCTGGAGCACCAACATTTGTTGATCCAACTGCTGCAGCTACTGGTGCTATTAATAATCAACTTGCTGAATTAACGGCACAGATTGCAGCGATGACCGCTGCTGCTGCAGCCCCAGCCAAACCAACAGTTGTTGGTCAAAAGACAGTTCGTAAAACTGGTGGCGTGGTTGAAGTTTATCAAACCATGTCAGATGGAACTCAAGGTTCTTTAATTGAATCATACAAAGACTTTGGTGCAAGAGATTCAGCAATGAAGATGTTTGAAAATACTGGTTTAGGTCAAGCATATATTCAATCCCTTATGGATACCATTGATAAAGTTTATGAAGAAAATATATTACCTACTGAAGACCAGGTTCTTAATAGTATTTATAATAGCGAAGCTTACAAGACTAGATTTGCTGCCAACGAAGTAATTAAAAAACGCATGGCGGATGGCAAAGGTCGCCCTGGCGATAGACTTCTTAAACCATATGAATACATTCAAACCGAAAAAGCATACGAAGAAATCCTTAGAGAAGCAGGACTTCCTACTGGATTCTATGATCAACAAGAAGATTTTACTAACTTCATTGCTATGGGTGTAAGCACAGCAGAATTAACTGATCGAGTTAACATAGCAAGAAATGCTTTAAATAATGCTGATGAAGGAATCAAGACAGCACTTAAAGATTTCTATGGATTAAGCAATGCAGATTTAACAGCCTATCTTCTTGATAAAGATAGAGCAATTAATCTAATTGACTCTAGGTTTAAATACACAACCGAAGAAGCCAAGAAGATGTACACATCTGCTGAAATTGGTGGAGCTGCACTTCGTGCAGGTCAGATGTCTGACAAAGCATTTGCTGAAGAGATCTACGCTGCTGGTAAAGCAGGTCAAGCAGAAGCTGCATTCCAGACCGCTGCTACACAACAAAGAGATTACCAACGCTTAACAGGTCTATATGGTGAAACCGCTGGTGCACAAGATATCGCTCGTGAAGAGTTAGCACTTGCTGGTGGTACAGATGTAGCAGTTAAGAAGAAGAGACTTGCATCTAAAGAAAGAGCAATGTTCCAACAAAAGACTGCGGTAGATACAACATCTCTTGGACGTCGTAGTAAAACAGCAGACGTATAAATAGTTTCCGTTCCTGATCGACCAGCCCAGGTAACGTGTATAAGTCTGGTAGTCATCACGTCTATGAATCACTTCCCCTGGTGAGGAGTACGTGTGGTGCAAACCCGATGAGGGTCCAATCAACTAATAGGGAGAAACGCAATGGCAGAATATACAGAGTACGACTTCGAAGACGATACCGAGGACTTTGGTACTGATCTAGTGAAGAAACTACGCAAGCAAGTTGATGTGCTTTCCAAGCAACTTAAGGAAAGAGATCAAGTTATTGAGGAGTTTCAGACCTACAGTCATGAAGCTTCAGTCGGAGAAATCCTCGAGCAATTCGGACTCAATCCAAAAATCGCTCAGTTCATTCCATCGGAGATTGAAGCCGATGAGGATGCAATATCTGAATGGTTAACAGAATATGGCGAAGCTTTTGGCATCACTGCTGTTGACGAGTCAGAGGCTGGTTATGAACCAGACGCTGACGCTCAATCTTTTGAGCAAATATCAGACTTTGAAGATGGCGATTTCGATCCAAGTGTGGGTCGAGATATCTCTTCTTTGATTGCTAACGCAACAAGTGCAGAAGAGTTAACCAACTTCTTGAAACGCTGATAGTCCACATTAAACCCTAATAGAAGGAAATTATGCCTACTACCCCAGCAACATCAACTACGACATCAACGATGTCGAACTTGATCCAGACGGCGTATGATAAGTATATCGAGTTTAACCTTCGTTCAGAGCCAATGTTCCGCAAGTTTGCGGACAAGCGTCCTGTCGATGTGACAAACCCTGGTAATACTGTTGTATTCCAAGTCTACACGGATCTATCTCGTGCTACATCAGCACTAACTCAGACTGAAGATCCAGATGCAGTACAGTTGAACAACACTAACAGAGTAAATGTTACTGTTGATGAATACGGTAACTCCGTAATTACAACTGAGCGTCTTGCTCTTGAGTCTCTATCTGCAATCGATCCAGCTGTTGCCGACATGTTGTCTTTCAACATGCGTGACTCTCTTGACAACTTAGTTTGGAGAAAACTAACAGGTCTAGCAACTGGTCGTTTTACAGGAACATCTTCAGCCAACGAGTCAACACTTAATGGACAAGATGTATCTTCATCCACAACAGCAGCAAACATCACAGCAGCACTTGCTCGCCGTGGTGTAGCAAAGCTACGTGGTGCATCAGTATCACCTCGTGATGGTGGCTTCTACACAGCGTTAATTCACCCAGATGTATCTTTTGACCTTCGTTCAGAAGCACAATCAAGTGGATCTGCTGTATGGCAATTGCCTCATACCTATACAGAAGCAGGCGTAGGAAATCTATGGACTGGTGAGATCGGAATCTACGATCAGATCCGTTACATCGAAACTCCTCGTGCTGAGTCTCTATCTGGTTCAGGTTCTAGCAAGGTCTACAACACAGTTATCCTAGGAAAGCAGGCTCTTCTTGAGGCTGTATCTTACGAGCCAAAGACTGTTATCGGTCCTGTTACAGATAAGTTAATGCGTTTCCGTCCAGCAGGATGGAAGGCTCTGATTGGTTGGAACATCTTCCGCCCAGAGGCACGCTACGTAATTACAACTAAGTCAAGCATCGCTGCTTAGTTTAAAGAAGAGGGGCTGGCAACAGCCCCTCTTCACCCAACAACAATAAAAGGAGAAGGCAATGCCAAATGTAGGCGGAAAAGAATTTAGTTATTCCCCAATGGGAATGGCTATGGCTAAGAAAGCAGCCAAGAAAACTGGTAAGAAGATGGTAGTAAAACCTGCTATGAAAAAAGCAGTAGCTAAGAAAATGGGTAAGAAGAAGTAATGAAAAAGAAAGTTTGGAATACACCTAATCCAAAAAAGGTTTCTAAACCTCTAACATCATCTCAAAAAACTGCAGCAAAAGCTGCTGCTAAAGCAGCAGGACGCAAGTATCCAAACCTTGTTGATAACATGAGAGTAGCAAAGAAGAAAAAATAAATGGATCCTAGACTAAAACGAGCAGGAGTATCTGGCTTTAATAAGCCAAAGCGTACGCCTACTCATCCAAAGAAATCACATGTTGTTGTAGCCAAGTCTGGCTCACAAGTTAAAACCATTAGGTTTGGACAACAGGGTGTCTCTGGATCCCCGAAGAAGTCTGGTGAGACTAAGTCTTATCGTCAACGTAGGCAATCATTTAAAGCACGTCATTCTAAAAACATAAGCAAAGGTGTTATGTCGGCAGCATATTGGGCAGATAAGGTGAAGTGGTAATGTCAAAAATATTCCGTGGACCTACATATCGATACAAGATTGGTCGCCCTTATGAACTTTGGTTTGTATCTTATCCAGTAGGTAAGACTGTAATTAAAAACAATGGAACATGGCAAACAATAATGGTTCCAAGAGATAGTGATCTAAGCACCTATCAACGTGTACTACGTGGTGGTTACGAGAATGTTATTACAGACGCTGAGGCTGCTGAGTTAACAGCAGCAGGTTATGGAGATTACATCTACGATGAGTAACTGTAGATCTGGTTGCAAGACCCAAGACCATGCCAATTGGGGCGAATGTGCAAGAGCAGCAAATTTTAGTATTACAGATCCATTGGCTAATGCCGTATCTAAGCAAGCCAACTCAGAATTAAACGCATATAGAAGTGCAAGAAAACAAGGTATTCAACCTAGGTCTACAAAGATGCATGATATCAAGGCTGCCGTTATGGCATCCGATACTTTAGGAAAGGCGGTTCAAGCATAATGGCTACGTTAAATCAGTTAACAGAGCAAACGCTTGGTGAGGTTAGTGGTTATGTAAAGAACCAAGAGTCGGTAACTATTGCAACTAACACTGTTACACAAGGCGACATAGTGATAACAGTAGATGATGCTACCGCTTTGAGTAAAGGTATTATTGAAATTGATGATGAATTAATATATGTAAAGAAGTCGATCTCAGCATCAGGTACTAT